AAGAATAATGGAGGACATAAAACTGCTGGAAGGAAATCTAAGTCGGAGGAATTACAACTGATAGAAAGACTTTCAAAGCATATAGACAAAGACGAAGCTATCCTAAAGTTAAAGGAGTTAATGGATGATGGAGATTTTAAAGCTATCCAATTATACATGGCTTACATGTATGGTAAACCAAAAGAAACAAAAGATATAACAATTAATAGTGAGCAACCTTTATTTGATTTGTAGATGTTTCAAACAACAACTGCAATTAGGAAACTCCATGCTTTAAAGAATAGAAAGAAAGTAATACAAGGAGGTACTTCTGCTGGTAAAACTTTTGGAATACTTCCTATCTTAATAGATAGATGTATTAGAACTCCTATGCTAGAAACTAGTGTAGTGTCTGAGTCTATACCACATTTAAGAAGGGGATGCATTAGAGACTTCTTAAAGATAATGCTTCTAACTAATAGGTTTAAAGATAGCCAATGGAATAGGTCATCTTTAACTTATACTTTTACGAATGGATCTTATATAGAATTTTTCAGTTGTGAGCAGCCAGACAAATTGCGTGGTGCAAGAAGGAATGTATTGTATGTAAATGAAGCAAACAATGTACCCTTTGAAGCATATCAACAATTAGCAATTCGAACCTCTGGAGATATATGGATTTGCTTTAATCCAACTGCAAACTTCTGGGCACATAAAGAAGTGGCTGGAAACAAAGATGCAGACTTTATCACATTAACCTATTTAGACAATGAAGCATTACCTCAAACAATAGTAGATGAAATAGAAGCAGCAAGAGAGAAAGCAAAAGATTCTACCTATTGGAGCAACTGGTGGCAAGTATATGGTCTTGGTCAAATTGGTTCTTTAGATGGTGTATGTATTACAGATTGGAAAGAGATAAACCAACTGCCAACAGAAGCAAGGTTACTATGTTACGGAATGGATTTTGGTTATAGTGCAGATCCAACTACATTAATAGGATTATATAAATACAATGATGGGTATATCTTCGATGAAGTAATCTACCAAAAGAAACTTCTAAACATAGACATCTCAAATCTATTAACTACAAATAATATAGAGGGTGTAATCTATGCAGACTCAGCAGAGCCTAAATCAATTGCAGAACTAAGAACATACAGACATAAAGTGTTACCCTGTACTAAAGGTAAAGACTCAATTGTCTATGGTATAAATCTAATAAACCAAAACAAAATCTTTGTAACAAGTAGAAGCAAGAACCTTATTAAAGAGTTGCAGTCTTATACTTGGATGAAAGATAGAGAAGGGAACACAATTAATAAACCTATTGATGCTTTTAATCATTGCATTGATGCTGCACGTTACGCAATCTCTTCTCAATTAAAGAACCCTAACGCTGGTAAATACTTTGTAAGATAATGGATAACAGGCAAATGATAGCAGTTGTAGAATGCTTCATACATCATAGAACAGGCAAACAAATTAGGATTGCCAAGCCTTCAAAACCTAACCACTATCTACTACTTACAAAAGCATATGAAAATTGTAAGGGTTATATAATAAAATAGCTTATAAAATTCATTATATATAAAAGGGTTTATATGAAGATAGAGATTAATGTACCAACATCACTTAACGAAGTAACGCTAGGACAATACCAAAAGTATTTAAAGATAGCTGAAAACAATCCAGAGGGGAACTTCTTGGATGCTAAAATGATAGAGATATTTTGTGGTATTCCTTTGTCAGATAGCTACAAACTAAAGATGTCTAGTGCAGCTGCTATTGTAGATATCATAAATGAACTACTTAGCCAACCTCCAAAACACACAGAACGTTTTAAACTAAATGGTATTGAATATGGATTCATTCCAGACTTAGACGAAATGTCTTTAGGAGAGTATATAGATCTGGACAACAATGTTTCTAAGTGGGAGCAGATGCACGTTGCAATGAATGTATTATACAGACCAATCAAAACAAGTAAGGTTGGTAAATATAACATTGAAGAGTACGATGTAAAGAATCCAGAGAAAATGAAAGATATGCCTTTGGGTTCTGCAATAGGTTCAGTGTTTTTTTTTCTGAATTTAGGAATGGAGTTATCGAAGCATACGATTCACTCTTCAGCCAATCAAACGGAAATGGAGGCTATTCAAGGGCAGCTAACTTCGGAGCAAAGTGGGGTTGGTATCAATCAATTTATGGGCTCTCTAACGGGGATATTACAAGATTTGAAGATATCACTCAATTAAATGTACATCAATGTTTCACAATGCTCTCGTTTATGAAAGAGAAAGCAGAGATAGAAGCACAACAAATAAAAAGTAAGTTTTAAATGAAAGGATTTTATCAAGTTACCCAAGTAATAAAAGACCAACTGTTGTCTGATGTAAATGTCAAAACCTGTACAACTGGTGACATTACAAGAATAGATTTATCGAAGCAAACCATGTTTCCATTATCCCATATCATAATTAATAATGTAGGGAACGAGGACAACATACTACGTTTTAGTTTATCTGTTTTAGCTATGGATGTAGTAAACATTTCAAAAGAAGAAGTGGTAGATATATTTATAGGAAATAACAATGAACAAGATATACTCAACACACAATTAGCAGTACTAAATAAGTTGGTGCAAGTATTAAGAGGTGGCACATTACATCAAGACTTATATCAATTAGATGGCTCTCCAAACTTTGAGCCTTTCTATGATAGGTTTGAGAATGAGATGGCTGGTTGGGCATTAACATTTGATGTGATCATACCAAATGACATAAGTATATGTTAAAAGATTGGAAAAGTTTTTATAGTTGGTTAGAATCCAAAGGGTATAATATATATAGAGATTCTAATATTTTTAGAGGCAGTAAATTCATTACGGACTTTGACTCACAAGAAGATGCAGATAGTGGGGAGATAGAAGAAACCCTAGAAAGAATAAAGGAAAACGATTCATTTAATTTTTAAGTATATGTTAAGCAATGTAGAAAAAGAATTAAAGAATTTTGCAAAGTATGTAGTTACAAAAGCAAGAGTAAATCTTCGTGGTTCTGACAAAAACAGTTCTGGGAAATTAGCTAAAAGTTTAGACTCTGATGTAAAGGTTTCTAAGAATAGTTTTCAGTTAGCTTTTCTAATGGAGGACTATGGAGTCTTTCAAGACAAAGGTGTAAGAGGTAAAAGTTCAAGTGCAAAAGCACCCAACAGTCCTTTTAAGTTTGGATCTGGTACTGGTAAGAAAGGTGGATTAAGTGAGGGCATTAATAAATGGGTAAAAAGAAAAAGGTTTCAATTTAGAGATAAAAAAAGCGGAAGGTTTTTAAGTTATGACAGTACTGCATTTTTAATTAGTAGAAGTATTTATCACAAAGGAATTGCACCAAGTCTATTTTTTACCAAACCATTTGAGAAAGCATTTAAAGGATTGAATAAAGATTTAGTAGAAGCATACAAATTAGATGTTGAAGCATTAATGAAAAACAGTATAAATAATAAATAACAATGGCAATAATAAATGCAAGAAGTCCCTATTATGTTTCAATAACAAACAACACTATATCTTATGCAACATTAGACATTTCTATTTGGTCTGGCTCAAGTGCTTCGGTAGCAACAGAGAACACATCTTATAGTTTAAGAAAGAGCATACATACAACAGATACCAAAGTTAGTTTTGAGATATCCCAATTAGTTAGAGATGATTTAGATGTAAATTTTGATGGGAACTATACTACATCAGCAACTTCTGATGGTGGTGCTAAATGGGTTAAGACAACTATAAAGGCTTTCGATTCTTCAGATGCTCAAGTAGGTTCTACTGTTACAGAAACAAATATTGCTTTTGATGGCTATGGTTATTTTGAGGAAGGAAGTTCTTTTACAATGGCAAATGAATCTTTGTTCACAAGTGAAGGAGATATATTCCTGCCTAAGTTTGGAGATTCTAATATAGCTATATACACAGGTAATAATCCAACTGTATTACTTAAAGATATTGCTGGTGCAACTGTTGATACTTCTTCGTTTACTTCAAGCGTTCAAAGTTCTGAGCAGATAAAATACGTTTCGTTATATCCTGAATTAGTTACGAATGTAGGATTTGATGATGCTGCTGATTGGACAATACGAACCAATGATGTTATAGAGGATGGTTTATTAAAATGCGGTGGGCAATCAGGGGATAGGGTAAACAACGCATTTACACCAGTAACAGGTACAAATTACATATTAAAATTCACTATAACAGATTATACCTCTGGATGGATTGGTGCATATACAGGGGTAGGTGGTGTGAATATTAGCGGTCAGCTTTCAAAAACTGGAACTTACACTTATCAATATACGCAAGGAACAACTACTTTAAATCAAGTTTCTTTTTATACAAGTTCTGGATTTAATGGCTCAATTGATAACGTATCTTTAAAAGAGGTTTATGATGTTTCTAAAATAAGTGTTACAGATTCTCTTTCTAGTGAATTAGTTACTAATGGTAATTTTCAAACAGATACAGATTGGCAAAAAACACCTACTGCCACAATAGGCTCTGGTAAAGCTAGTTTTATAGGTTCTGTTGGCGAACTTTCAGATATACAACAACCTTCGGTTTTCACTATAGGCAATACTTACCTTGTAACAATTGATGCGGTAGTTACTTCAGGGTTGGGTATAAAGGTGCAAGAGGGTGGTCTAGGTGAATCTATTGGGGTTATAACTTCAACAGGTTCTTATTCTTTTACATTTACATCTAATTTTAGTTCTACTTTATATATAGGTAGAAGAAACGGAGGTCAGCCATTTAACTGCTCGGTTGATAATGTATCTGTAATACAAATTAAACCTGATATTAATACTGCAAATGTAAAGCAAGTTGAGGAATGTAAATTTAAACCTCACAAGGTTACGTTTGTAAATAAGAATGGAGTGCTAGATGATATGTATTTCTTTAAGAAGTCAACTGATAGTATGACAACTAAAAGGGAAAGCTACAACGCTAATACAATAAAGGCAGACAATACTTATAGCATTAACCAACACAATAAAAGGGAATTTAATATTACTGCAAACAGTATGGTTAAATTATCTAGTGGCTATTTAAATGAATCTTCAAACGAAAAGTTTAAGCAATTACTATTATCTGAAAAGGTTTGGATCACAAGAACGTTTAAGAATGATGAATTAGTATTGCCTATAAATATTAAGACTAGTAGCATATCCTATAAGACTTCTTTAAATGATAAGTTGGTCGATTACACAATTGAGTTTAAAGATTCATACAACGCAATAAACAATATAAGATAGATGCAAAAAATACAACTATATATTGAGGGGGAAAGAGTTGATATGTTTGAAGATGAAAGTGTTACTATAACGCAATCAATTCAGAATGTAAAAGATATTAGTAAAATATTTACTGATTTTTCAAAGACATTTACATTACCAGCATCTAAAATAAATAATAAGATTTTTAAACACTATTATAATTTTGATATTG